GCTTTAAGTGGGACAAGTGCTACGTTTAGTAGTTATGTCTATACGACTGCCGATGCTGCCGCTACTTTGCCTTTGAGGATTCGCGGTGCTGCTTCTCAATCAGCAAACTTAACAGAGTGGCAAAGTAGCACTGGGGGAGTTTGGATACGTGTTACATCGAATGGTACGATAAGAAGTGCAACGGGAGATCAATACACACCAACGATTTCTAATGCAAGTTGGGGGCCGGGACATGGTATTATTGTAAATGGTGCGGCTTCGTGTGCTTTTGCCTCAAACAATGATATTGTCGCTCAAGTAAATGGTAGTAGCGGTGTTTTTGAATTTTTTAGGCAAATGCAAGTATACGTTCCAGGCACGGGTACTTTTGCAACTATTACTGCTGATACTTCCGATACACTTGCATTTCGCAGATCAACTTTCGCCCAACGCTTCAATCTCTACGGCACTTACACCGATGCCAGCAACTATCGACGACTCTACCTATCCTCCACTACAGCAGGTGCGTTTACTCTTGGCGTAGAAGGAGCAGGAACTGGTGCGAGTGGGAATACGCTGACGGTTGCTAATGCAACTACGTTTAGTGGTAAAATTACAGCACCAGCAACGGGACAATGGAATACTGGTGGTATTGGGAATGACAGAAACGGTATTGATTTTTCTGATGGAATACTTACTTATCTGAATAATGCTGGAAGTGTGCTTTATCCATCATATTTTACGGTTGGTAGCGGTATTCCACGATTAAAATTAAGTAGCCATACTTTACTGGCATGGGGGGCGTCTACAGACGCAGGTGCCGATAAAGCATTTGATTCATCGCTTGCAAGAAATGCAGTAGGGCAAATCGATGTTCGCGCCGACAGTGGATTGCGTGTTCGTAATCTTGCCAACACATCCGATGCAGCAATAACAGCAGGGGCAGGGACGTTTAGTGGTGCTTTACGCTTACCAACAAATGATACTGGCATATATTTCTCTGCAAGTGGAAATTCTTCACCTAGAATATCAGTATTTGCAAATAGTCTGTACATTGATGCTAATGGCAGCCCTGGGGATATCAATTTCCGATCGACTAATTCAACTCATACTAATCTGAAACTATATTCAGGTAGCAATCCTGTTTCCGCCGAATTTAACTCTTCTATCTCCTTCGGTGGAACAAATTGCGTAATAACGAGAGATGATGCAGACATTATCGCATTTCGCAGATCAACTTTCGCCCAACGCCTCAATCTCTACAACACCTTCACCGATGCCTCCAACTACATCCGTCAATCACTCTCTTTCACCACCTATTCATCCACTGTCCATGCACAGCTAGCAGCAGAAGGTGCTGGCACTGGGGCGGTCAACATACCGTTTGTTATTACGCCTCGCGGTACAGGTGCGTTTATCGTTGGGTCAATGCCCGATGGTACTGCAACAGGCGGGAATGCTAGGGGTGCTAGAGCAGTTGATTTACAGCTAGAAAAAACAACAGCGTCACAAGTCGCAAGTGGAGCAAATTCTTTTGTTGTTGGATATGCTAACACGGCATCGGGACAGGGATCAGGAGCCGGAGGATATAATACATCGGCAACTGGTTTTGGTTCATTTTCTTGGGGTAATGGGTGTACTACATCGGGAAATTATGGGATCACACTAGGGCAAAGTTTGTCGGCAACAGGTTATGCCTCTTGCGCTATAGGCAGAGAAAATTCCGCGACCGCAAATAGTTCTTTTGCAACTGGCAGAATGTCTACTGCGTGGGTGCAAGGAATGATTTCATTTGCAAGTGGTGGCAGATATTCAAACCCAACTCAGGGAGATCAACAAGGAGGCATTTTACCATTATTAAATTGGTCTGCTGGTGCAAGTAGTGTCGAATTACTTGCAAACGCTACTGATAGATTAACAATACCTACTAGATGCTCTCTTGGATTTGTAGTTGAAATTTTAGGAATCAAAAATAAAGGTGGTCAGGCAGTATTTTTTAACAGGCAAGGTATTGTTAAAAACGTATCTGGAACAACTTCAATAGTTGGCACTGTACAAACGATTGGAACTGATATTAACTCAGTATCGGCAGCAATATCCATAACTGCTGATGATACAAATGATTCTCTAACTATTGCATGCACACAACCGACCGGAGAATTTACTGGTGCAACAGGCGTAGCTTTAACAGATATTATTACACTTACAGGACATCCATTTGTTAATGGTGATGAGATTTGCTTTTCGTCACTAAGTGGTGGTTCAGGATTGTCAACAAATACTAAATATTTTGTTCGTGATGTGTCAGGAAGTACATTCAAGGTCACAACATCTTTTGTTGGTAATACTGCAATAAATTTCACGACAGATATTACCGATGCAACGGTTGACTATATTTGGTATTGGCATGGCATTGTTAGATTCAGCAGAATCAATTTTGGATTGTATTAACAGGAGTTTTTATGTCTGAACTTGTTTTGAAATTGTCGAAGGCCCAAGTCGAAGTAGTACTAAAGTCTCTCAACCAAGTTTGTCAGGGTGTTGAAGCGGCAAGCGTTATCTTGCCAGTCTTCGCGGAAATCCAGAAGCAAACGAACGAGCAACTTGAACCTAAACAAGGTGAATAACCGTGGCAAACAAAACCGTTGTTTTTAACACTCAAGTGTATGCAGGAACGGCAGGACTAACGCTACTGCTCATTTCACCGACCGATGGAAGCATTGGCAACGGTGCTGGTGATACGTTGACTGCTGGAAGCAACGGTTTGTTTAGTTGTGTTGTCACGGAGAACATCACTGGCTGGTGGCATGTCGTCGTGAAGAACGGGGCAACTGCAATCCTCGAAGGTGGACAGGTTTATTTTCAAAGTAATACGCTAGGCACTTACTACGTTGATGGATTCTTTAACGCTGGTTCGTCAACGTGGGATACGCCGTATGCAAGCCATAAACTAGCAGGTTCATTTGGCAAGCTCATGGATTTGCTACGCAAAGCAAACATGGCTGTTGAAGCAACAGTGCTTGCAAGTCCAACACCAACCACAACGACTTTTAATGTCTCGGGTCTTAATTACCCGACCGGTGCTTTTGAGCACGCTGTTTTATTCTTTGCCGATGACTCGACGCTAGCCGAGCAGAATAGTCCGATTTTGACGTTCGTCAACAATGGCAACGGTACGCAAACCATTGTGCTAGAAGAAGCAAGGACGGCAGCACCAATCGCAGGTGATACGGTGCTTATTGATGCGACGAGTCACGTTCATGCTATTGCAGATATACAGGCAGGGCTTGCGACAAGCAGCGGAGTTACAAGTGCGTTCACGGAGATCAAGGGTGCTGGCTGGTCGAGTGGCACGGATACGCTGGAGAAGATCGCGGATGTTGCTGGTGCAAGCGTTACGGTAGCACCACTATCAGCAACGAGCCCTGATCGCATTACACAGAGTACCGTGCAAACACTAATTAACGATACCTCGGCTGTTGGCCCAATTGCGATTAAAGATAGCAGTGGCAATGCTGTTAGCCTCTCTGGATTAACACTCAAGGTCTGCATCGAAAAGATCGATGGTACGGTGCTTGCTAACCTAACGCCAACGATCAGCGGAGCGAGCAATAACCAAATTACCTTTACACCGAATGCTGACAGCGTATCGAAGACGGGCACGTTCCGCTGGGCGCTGCGGCAAGTTAGCGATGGGAAAGTGTACGGGCTCGGTGAGTTTGTGGTTGATCCAGCAGCAAAGATTTCGCCATGAGCATTATTCTTTGTGTCTGTGGAAATCAGCATAAGCGATCCGAGCAGTGTACTCGCTGCCGTAAACCGACGAGAAGCTCTCACGGCAAAACGACAGCTGAGCGTGGCTACGGTCACGACTGGAGAAAGCTATCGGAGCGCATTCGCACCGAGGAGCCGCTTTGCAAAGACTGTGAATCTGTGGGTAGAATACGACCGGCAACTGAATGTCACCATTTAATTAAAATACGGGAGGCTCCAAACGAAAGACTAAATCTTGGCAACGTGATTGGGCTATGTCATGAGTGTCACCAAATTAGAACAGACCGGGGAGAATAGGGCATGGGCGGGATAACAGGACGAAGCGGTGGAGCAAGAAATCGAGGCAACTTTGATTTGTCTGAGCAAGACGGATTGCCGGAAAAGCCTACTAGCATGAGCGAGGCTCAAGGCGAAGTTTGGGATGAACTCATGGATCAGCTTCCGCTCGAGGCACTGCGAAAGATCGACAGGCATTTACTTTTCTTGCTTTCCTCGCTGATTGCAGGATCTCGTAAGCTTAATCAAGAGTGGCTACTCGATCCAGCTGACAGAGATATCAGAACAAGCTACATGCAAACACTGGAAAAGATTCGCCAGTTATCAGGCCTATTTGGCTTGTCGCCAGCAGATCGCAAGAGGATTCAGATTGCAGAGCCTAAAGAAGAACAAGATGATTTAGCGGAGTTTATGTGATAGCTGAAATCACCGCTGACGATAAAGTCGAAAGCTATATCACCGGAGTGCTGTCTGGCACGATAACGGTCGGTTCGCTCGTACGCGCAGCGGTAGAACGTCATGTTGCTGATTTAAAAAAGCAAGACAGCCAAGAGTTCCCCTACTACTTTGACAAAGAAGCTGCGGAAAAAAAATGCCAATTCTTTCCTAAGATCTTGCGGCACAGCGTTGGCGAATGGGCAGGAAGACCATTTCACCTTGAACCTTGGCAAGCTTTTATGGTGTGGAGTATTCACGGCTGGAAGCGCCTTGACGGAACAAGACGCTTTCGCAAAGTCTATATCCTTGTTGGTCGCAAAAACGGCAAGACGCAGCTTATGGCTGGAATAGCTCATCAGCTAGCTATTGCAGACGGCGAACCTGGGGCTCAGGTGTTTTGCTCGGCTACTAAGCTTGAACAAGCCAAAGTGCTTTACTGCGAAGCGGAACGCATGGTTCGCCAAGCACCTTCACTTAGCAAGCATGCCAAGCTAACAACGAACAACCTTGCCTACCCAGGCACAAACTCGTTTATACGCCCGCTTGGAAGCGATAAGCCGTTTGACGGACTAAACCCGCATGCTGTCGTATTCGACGAACTACACGCCTGGAGACAGCATCATAGGGCATTTTTTGACACGATGGTCACTGGCTCGGGCGCTCGCCGGCAACCGCTACTGTGTGTGATTACGACCGAGGGTGATGGTGATTCGGAACTGTGGATCGCGGAGCGAGACTACGCCATCGATGTCGTAACCGGCAAAATTGAAGACGAATCAGTTTTTGCGATGCTGTACTGCGTCGATCCAGAAGACGATGCTTTTTGCGAAACCAACTGGTGCAAAGCTAACCCAAATCTTGGTGTATCGGTCAAGATCGACGACCTGCGGCAAAAAGCTAAAGAGGCTCAGCACAAACCAACTGCCCGTAGCCAGTTCCTTCGCTATCACCTAAATCGTGTTGTTAGCAACGTGGAATGGGGAATCGACTCGCAGCTATGGAGCATTGCTTCCCAGCATGAGCCTAAAGATTGGTCAAATGCCGATTGCATCACCGCTGGCGTTGACATTGGTGGTCGCGATGACTTGGCAGCAGTCGCCTACTGCGCTCGCTTTCCAGACGGCTACCACGATTTACCAGACGGCACGCAAAAGCCTATCTTTAAATATGACTTTCGCGTTCAGTCGTACCTTTACCCAGACAGTAAACGCGATTTAACCCAAGCACCTTGGTATGACTGGTTGCGTAGTGGCAGGCTCATTAAGAACGAGTTTGTTATTAACGAGATCAAGAAGAAGCTGATTCTCGATGCTAAAGACCTTGAATTTGCGGGAATAGCTTATGATCAGTACAATGCTCAGCAACTTGGTGAGGATTTAACCGCTGAAGGTCTACGGGCAATTGAGTTTCGGCAAAACTTTTTGATGTATAACGAGCCTATTCGTGAATTCCTGTCGCTGCTTAGCGGCGGGAAAATCATGCATGACGGCAACCCGATTTTAGCCTGGGCCGCTAAAAACTTGGCGATAAAAAAGGATTCGGCAGATCGCTGGATGCCCTGCAAGAAAAGCAGCAAAGACAAGATAGATCCAGTCGTTGCTTGCTTCATGGCGTTTAGACTGGCAATGCTCGCACCATCGCGGCCAAAAGGTAATTTGTTTGTGTTTTAGAGAGGTTGCATGTCAACACTATCACGACCATTTCAGTGGCTTGTCGACCTCTTTACTGGCAACGGCAGTGACGGGGAAAAACGGCTGTCTCAGGAACAGGCGATTAGCTACGCGCCCATCTGGTACTCCGTCAACAAGATTAGCAACCACATCGGTCAACTCCCAATTCATTTCTATCGTCGCATCGAGATGCCCGAAGGCGATGTGATGGGATCCGAAAAGGCCGTCGACGACAGTCGCTACCAGTTGCTGAAAAGCCGGCCGAACACCTATCAGACAGCGTTTACGTTTAAGGCTCAGCTAATGAGTCACGTTTTGCTCTGGGGTAACGGCAGAGCCTATATAAATCGCAGCGGTAGGAATATTCGCGAACTGATTCCACTGTTGCCAGACAGAACGATAACCGTCATGATCGATGGGGAAAAGTTTCACCTGACCAAGCCGCAGGGCTGGGACAGGCTAAAGCTTTTTGAAAATCCATCCGAAGAAATGCGCGATGTAATCATTCTGGCTGATACTGATGTGGTACATATCCCAGGCTTTGGCTTTGACGGAATTGAAGGCTTATCGCTACTTGCTGTCGCAGCTCGGTCATGGAACGCCGGCATCTCGGGCGATAAGCAAATTAACACGCAGATGACCAAAGGCTTTAGCGGCAAATTTATGCTCGAAGCGCCTGCTGGTGCTTTTAGAAACGAGAATGACGCTAAGACGTTTATGGAATCTTTTAACCGCTATCACAGCGGGCCAGAGAACGCTGATAAAGTTGGTTTGCTGAGAGAAGGCATCAAAATGAACTCGCTCAGCATGTCAAATCAAGATGCTCAGTTTTTAGAAAATCGCAAGTATCAGCGACAGGACGCTGCGCTGTGGTTTTTGCTAGAGTCTATTTTGGGTGACGACTCGAGCGTGTCGTACAACAGCCTTGAGCAAAAGAATTTAGGCTACCTTAGCAATTGCTTAATGACTTGGGTTGTGAAGTGGGAGCAGGAACTCGATGCCAAGCTTTTGACATCGAGGGAGCGCAACAACGACACGAACTATTTTAAGTTCAACACGGCAGCACTTCTGCGAAGTGATTACAAGACAACCATTGATTCGCTGGCGATTGCAATCCAAAACAGGATTCTCAATCCAAACGAAGCTCGTGCAGTGCTAGAAATGAATCCTTACGAGGGCGGCGAGTATTACATGAATCCTGCGACAAGTTCAGGCGCGGATCAGATGGGCAATGCAGCCGAGGATGCTGAGGATGAAAATGACCTTGAGGATAGCGCTGAAAGCGACCTCGTCGACAGCCCGAACGACAAGAACAGCAAGGCGATAAAGTCTCATTTAAGTCACCTATTAACTGTTGAGAAAAATAGACTTATTGATGCCAGCAAGTCGCCTAACAAATTCCTAGCCTTTATGGATAAGTTTTATCCTAAGTTTGAAGAAACACTGAACCGTGGCATAGCCCAGTACTGCGACAATTCTAAGATTGCCATGCAGTGGTGCAAAGATTCACGGCGACTGTTAATGACTATCTGCGACAATGTGACTGCAGAAGATTTTGAAGCCAAGCTAAAAGAAGAGATTGCTGCTTGGGATACTCGGCTAAATAAACTCGTAAAAGAGGTATCAAAAAATGTTTAAAGTAGACGGTAGCGAAATTTACCTGTACGACATTATCGGCCCATCCTGGGCAGGTTACATTGGCTCAGAGGATGTCATCGCGGCGCTGGCTGAAAACAAAAGCAAGCGAATGACCATCCGCATCAATTCGCCAGGAGGATCCGTCGATGAAGGAATCGCCATCTATAATGCCCTATCTCGTCACGCAGCTGGTGTTAATGTTGTTGTGGATAGTGTCGCTGCATCTATTGCGAGCGTGATCGCTTTAGCTGGTGAAACAGTTGTGATGGCAAGCAATGCCAAGTTGATGATCCATGATCCATGGACATTCGAGATGGGTAACGCCAGCAAGCTTCGCAAAACAGCCGATGTGCTAGATCTTTACACCAATGGTCTTGTTGACATTTACAAGAAGAAGACAGGTCTTGGTGAATCAGAGATTCGCGACATGATGGCTGCAGAAACGTGGCTCTCCGCTACCGATGCCTTAGCTAAGAAGTTCATTGACGGCATCGACGGTGAAAGCCAACTATCGCCGCAGGTTCCAAAGGGAATGCACAATAACGTCCCTAGCGATGTGGGTCAGGCAACGATTTCTGCTGGCACTCGCACCCGGGACATGGCAAAGATTGTCAATCGCCTAAAAGAACTAAAAGTGCGGTCAATTTGACAAACAATTAAAACTGCTTATATTTAAACCAGTCACGACATAACCATTGCAACTAGTTAGCGGCATAGGTGGAGTCGAAGCGTTTATCGTTTCGTTTCACGCAAGTGCCGCTATTTTTTTTGGCACTTGCTGTATTTTTCAGTAAGGAGCCATCACAGTGGCTAATTCCCAGAAGTTACGCGAACAGATTTCGGCAGAAGTCGCCAAAGCTCAAGCAATCGTTGCTTTGGCTGAACAGGAAAATCGCGATCTATCCGCCGAGGAAAAGGCATCGATTGATCAGATCACTGGCGAAACCGGCATTGTTGATCAGTTGCAAAAAGACCTTGAGCGCCAGATTCGTCTTGAAGCTAAGGCGAAAGAGATCTTGAATGTTCGTCCTGTCGTCCACGATCAGAAGCCAGAAGTCAAGATTCCAGCCTCGGCTAAGCGTCACAGCAAGCTGAAGGCATTTAAAAGCGATGTTGATGCTTACGCTGCTGGTCAGTTTATCCGAGCTGTTACAGTCGGCGCTCCAGATGCGAAGCAGTGGTGCAGTGACCACGGCATCGGTATCCAGGCTGCTCACAGCGAATCCAGCAACACCGCTGGTGGCTATCTTGTGCCTGATGTGATGGAAAACGCCATCATCAACTTGCGTGAAGAGTACGGCGTGGCTCGCAGTGCTTTGCGAGTTTGGCCGATGAGCAGCATGTCGCTTAACATTCCTCGTCGCCAGAGCGGATTCACCAGCTACTTTGTTGGCGAAAACTCTGCTGGCACTGAAAGCGACATGTCGTTTAGCCAAGTTCGCTTGGATGCGAAGAAGCTTATGATTTTGACTCGCTTGTCGAGCGAACTCAACGCTGATTCGATCATCTCGCTAGCTGACCTTGTTGCTAACGAAATGGCACTGCAGATTGCCAACAAAGAAGACGAATGCACCTTTAACGGTGACGGTACTTCAACCTACGGCGGCATTGTTGGTCTTAAGAGCGCGTTGGCTGCAGGTGCGGTTTATACCTTCGGCACTGGCGAAGATGTGTTTGCTGATTTGACCACTGCATCCTTTACCTCTGCTATGGGCAAGTTGCCACGCTTTCCAGGCATTCGACCTGCTTGGTACATCCACAGCGCTGGCTACTTCGCTTCGATGGCTCGTCTTCTGGCTGCTGCTGGTGGTAACACCGTGCAGATCCTTGAAGGCGGCGTTTCCCAGGTGCAGTTCATGGGTTACCCAGTTATCTTTACTCAGGTTCTTACCAGTGCCTTAACCAGCACTGCTTCAACCATCTTCGGTTACTTTGGTGACTTGTCGATGGCTGCAGCCATGGGATCTCGTTCTGGCATCGAAATCGTAAGCGATAGCAGCCGCTACTTTGAATTCGATCAGGTTGCTATCCGCGCTACCACTCGCTTCGACGTTGTGGTTCATGAAACTGGCACAGCTTCGGTCTGCGGGCCAGTTGTTGCTCTCAAGTTTGCTGCCTAAGTTTTGCTCTGCTAGTTTTTGACAACAACCGTTTTTTCTATACGAGGTTTTTATGATTCAAGCTCAACGAATGACCCGAGCAATCTTGGTAGCACCAAAGAGTTGTGCAAGCAACACGACCACGACTGCTAACCTTGATTGCCAAGGTTCTGATTACGCGACGATTGAGATCGCACTTGCTGCCGAACTCAATACCAACGCAACAGGCCCAACGATCTCGCTGCTGGAAGCAGACGACACTAACGCAACTTCCTTTGCTACCTTCAGTGCAAGCTTTGAGCGAACCGCTGAAGACTGCACCGCAACAAAGGTCGTCGTTTACCATGTCAACCTGAAGGCACGCAAGCGATATCTTCGCCTGTCGTTTACTACGCCAAACTCAAGCAACGATGTCATCCTGATGGGTGCAGTATCGAATCTTGAGAAGCAAATTGCTCCAATTTCAACAAGCCAAATGGGCGATGTTGTTGTAATTGGTTAATGCCCGTGGCGTATGCTGCGGTCGCCCTCCAGTAAGTGATAGCCCTATCTTACTGGAGGGTTTTAGGGCTGGGCTATTTTAGAGACACAACATGCTTGCGTGGCACGGGCAGCTACTGCAGGATGCGTGGGTTGCCTCGCATCTGAAGTATAAACGAAGTGGTTTTTTTGTTGATATTGGCGCTCACGATGGTGTTGAGTTTTCTAACACCTACGCTTTTGAGCGCAACCTAAACTGGAGCGGGATCTGCATAGAGCCTGTTCCAGAGATCTTTGACAAACTGGTCGTCAATCGAGAATGCAAGTGCGTAAAGTCGCTAGTGCATGAGCGTGATGGTGTGCGATTTCCTTTTGAAGTTAGCGGCATCAATACGATGCTCTCCGGCATCAATGAACAGTGTAAAGATCCCATCTACATGGAATCTAAAAGCTTGATGACTATTTTGGCTGAGTGCAATGCACCGAAGGTCATTGATTACATTTCGCTAGATACCGAGGGCTCAGAACCAGACATCTTGCGAGGTTTCAATCCTAACGAATATCATGTGCAGTGCTGGACAATAGAGCACAACGGTGATGGTGAGCGGGCGAGCTTTATTGCACAGTGGCTGAGCGGTAATGGTTATCTGTTTCGATTTGTGAACTGGGATATTTTTGCTGTAAAGGATTGGGCTAATCCATGAGCGAACAAAACGAGTCAACTGAGATGCGAGTGTGTGCGTTTATGACACTACCTCGCTACGAAAATGTGCTGTGCAGAAACACTATCCAGTCGGCACTGCTGCGACTGGGAATACCGCTGCACACCGCACAGGGTGTGTTTTATGGTCAATGCATGCAGAGGCTATTTGATGCTGCCATTGATGTTGGTATCGAGGTCGCACTAACTATCGACTTTGATTCAATGTTTATGCCAGAAGACATCATGGCGCTGCTAAGAACGCTGGCAATGAGGCCTGACATCGATGCTGTGGCTTCTATGCAAGCTCGCCGTGGCGGACATTTTCCACTGATGACAATTAAAGGGCAAACGGAACTCGACTGGGATGGTAAACCAGTGCAGGTATCGACAGCTCATTTTGGATTGACTGCGATTAGGCTGAGCAAAGTGGCTAAGATGCCAAAGCCTTGGTTCTGGTCAACACCAGGAACCGGCGGCGAGTGGGAAGACGAAAGCGGCAAAATCGATGACGACATTTACTTCTGGCACAGATGGAAAGAATGTGGGAACACGCTCTACGTCGATCCAGCAGTAAGAATTGGTCACATGGAAGAAATGGTTGCTGTGTTTGACGACAACTACCAAGTCGTCCACAAGTACCCAAAAGATTGGCGAGCAAGCAGAGAGCCTGAAGAAACTTCAAAGGGTGATGAAACGCCATGAGCGACAAAATGAAGCCACTTCAAAATGCACTTGAAAATTTGGTGCTAAATACTGCCAAGGCGGCATATCCTCTTGAGGTGGCTGAGCTCAAGAAGCAACTTGAGATCGCTGACGACGACACGACTCACGACGAGCAACTTGAAAAGACCATTAAAGCCGTCACCGAGCAGTTTGAGCACGATACGGGTCTAAAACTTACCAACGAGACTTGGACTTACACGCTCGATAGGTTCGGTGGCGACTACATTATCATTCCTATTAGGCCGATACAGTCGATTACCTGGATTAAGTACTACGACAGCGCGAATGCTCAGCAAACGCTTTCCACGAGCATTTACGCGCTCGACGGGGCAACCGGGACAGTACCTGCTGGGAACAGTCGCATACTGCTCAAGTACAATCAGGATTGGCCGACGACGACCGATAGGTATGATGCTGTCGAGATTAAGTTTGTTACTGGCTACGGCGCTGCTGCAACTGCAGTTCCGCAATCGCTCAAGCAAGCACTTTTGCTGCTGGCAGTGTTTTACTTTGAGCATCGAGGTGAGCCTATTACCGAGGCGTTGGCCGGTTATCCTGCTTACGAGCATTTAGTTCGCCGCTTTATTAGGCAAAGCTATCCATGACAAATTACCAAGGTAAGCGGTTTGCCATTGGCTCAATGCGCGACCGGATTGTTATTGAGGAGCCAGACATTACGCTCGATAGCGAAACAGGTCAGCCTATTGCGTCTTGGCAGATCTTTTTGCAGAGCGTTCCTGCTGCTTATCACAGCGTCCGAGGCGGCGAAAACTTTCGTGGTGGTCAAGTGGAAGCCGGGATATCAGCAGTGTTTACCATGCGTTACCAGCAGGATATTTCGCCACAGATGCGAGTTCGTTTTGATGGTGTGATTTACAACATTGCTTTTGTCAGCCCAGTCGTTGGCAGTAAGCGTTACCTAGATCTCTATTGCCGAACGGTGAATAACGATGGGATCTAGAAAGCCATTTACACG